ACCGAATTGCACTTGACACCAGCTGCTTTTGCAGCATTGCCATTTAAGTATTGGAGAGGTACTATGAGGTATCGTTTTCAAGTTGTAGCATCTGCCTATCACAAGGGTAGATTGCGCTTTGTTTACGATCCTCAAGGTGCCTTGGCAAATCCTGAGTATAATGTAGCTTACACACACGTTATGGATTTGGCCAAAGAAAGAGACTTCACTCTGGATATTGGATGGGGGCAACCCCGTCCTTATTTGGAGGTCTCTCTGGCTAGTCCTTTACAATCGATGTTTAGCACTTCTCCATTGGTTTTGACCACTGATTTCTTCAATGGCGTCCTTGCTGTCTACATAGTCAATGATCTTACTTCACCAAACAGCACTATTAACAACGATGTACAAATCAATGTCTTCGTTGAGACTTGTGACGATTTTGAAGTATTTGACCCGGCAGACAGTCAATTGCAGTTTTTATCATATTTTGAACCTCAGATTGGATTTCTTCCTCAAATGGCTGAAACACAACCCGATTCTGATTTAACTACTGATGAAACTGCACCAATGATGATGCGTCCAGAAGATACTATGGCTGCTACTTTGACGGAGGATCATACTCCTCTTGTCTTTCATGCAGATCCTGTCGTGTCTTTCCGGCAATGCCTGAAAAGGTATAATTATCATACCGCGTATACTGAGTTGTCTCCGGATACATTTGGTATTACGTCTCTTACCAATCAGGACTTTCCATTTTACCGTGGATATGATCCTAATGGAAGATTTGCTACAAGTGATGGTACACCGTACAACTTTTGCAAAAACACATTGATGAATTATCTTACTCCAGCATTTGTATGTATTCGTGGAGGTCTGAGAGTTAAATATTACACTCGGATTCCGTCGAATCGCAAAGAGTCATGTGTTACGCGTCTGAACGGCAACCAAACTGTCGGCACTTCCTATGATGCAGTCTCTTTGGCTTCTCAGAGTGGTCTCGCTGCTGGCTTTAATGAGCTTGAACACACGTGGAAAGGAACTGCTCCTCAAACTGTTTCTTTGAACAATGTGATTGAGGCAGAACTCCCATATTATGCCAATTATCGCTTCAGACCTGCGAGACAGATCCGTATTGACACACCCAACGGTCCCGGTCTTGATGTCGAGAAAGCATACCACAGATATCAGCGTACTACTGCAGTCGAGCAGAACTTTGTTCTTGCTTTTGTTTCAACCGCAGAGGATTTTAATTTGAAT